GTCCATACAAGACTATCTCGTACACAGCGTTGGCAACAACCGGCGGTAGTGGTACAGGCTTGACACTAAACGCAACAACTACAGGTTACACACCGACATTTACGGTCAACGGCGCTGGTAGTGGTTATGCTGCTAATGATATTGTAACGGTAACCGGCGGCGGCCCATTAGGTTCAGCGTACACAGTCAAGGTAATCAGCGTTGGCGGTGGCGGCGCAGTAACAACAGTTGAATGGCTAGCTAACTTGGCTACACCACAGTTCTCGGTACAGCTAAGTAACTGGCAGATATTCAACTACACAGCGAACGAAATCGCTCCTGTAGATTCGCCAACAAACGGCACACCATGGTACTACAGTGATCCAACACAAGTTGACATCATGACAAACGTAGGTGGTGTATGGACTGGTTATCTCAACGTGTCGTACAACAGCGACGGTTTGCCGCAGGCATCTGGAGTTCCTGCTACTGATCCTAACGGCCCACTATTCGCAGCAACAGCGCCAACAGTACAAAGCGACAACAGTCCTCTTGTCTACGGTGACTTGTGGGTTGACACAAGCAATCTACCAGACTACCCAGTACTATCACGCTGGCAAAATGTCAACGGTGATGATCAGTGGGTTCTAATCGACAACACAGACAGCACAACAGAAAACGGTATTCTATTTGCTGACGCTCGTTGGGCAACAAGTGGCTCAGTTGATCCTATCAACGATCCAATCCCAACAATCGTAAGTCTACTGACAAGCGACTACTTAGACCTAGATGCTCCTATGGGCGAATTGTATCCACAGGGTACTCTACTATGGAACACACGCCGTAGCGGTTACAACGTTAAAGAGTACATTGTTAACTACTTCAACGCTACATCATTCCCAGACGAAACTCTACCTACATACACAAGTACATGGGTAACAGTAAGCGGTAAGATGCCGAATGGCATGCCTTACATGGGTTCTGCTGCACAACGTGCTATGGTAGTTTCCGCACTTAAGACAACGATTGACACAAGTCAACAGATTCGTGACGAAGATACATTCTTCAATCTAATCGCATGTCCGTTCTACGAAGAAGTTCAGAGTAACTTGATTACACTGAACAACGATCGTGGTCAAACTGGTTACATCATCGGTGACACACCAATGACACTACAACCAAACGGTCAGGAAATCTTGAATTGGGCAACTAACGCAGCAGACGCAAGTCAAACAAGCGTATACGGTCTAGTAACACGTGATACATACATGGGTCTTTACTACCCAGCTGGTATTACGAACGATCTAACCGGTAAGCAAGTTGTTGTTCCGAGTAGCTACATGATTTTAAGCACAATGATTTACAACGACAACGTTGCCTATCCTTGGTTCGCTCCAGCTGGCCAACGTCGCGGTGTTATCACTAACGCTACGAACATTGGTTATCTAGACGCACAAACCGGTGAGTTTATTGTTGACAAGAACAATCAAGGTCTACGTGACATTGAATATCAAAACTTCATTAACCCGATCACACAGTTCCAAAACATCGGCATCCTGAACTTTGGTAACAAGAACAGCTTTGACAGTCAAAGCGCACTAGATCGTACAAACGTAGCACGTCTAATCAACTACATGCGTTCACGTCTAGCGATTGCAGTTCGTCCATTCTTGTTCGAACCAAACGACAACATCACACGTACACAAGTTCGTGCGATCTGTCAAACACTGTTAGCTGACATTCAAGCAAAGCGTGGTATCTATGACTACCTAGTAGTTTGCGATACATCAAACAACACACCGGCTAGAATAGACAGAAACGAACTATGGATTGATATTGCCATTGAGCCAGTTAAGGCAGTGGAATTTATCTACATCCCAATTCGTATTCTAAATACCGGCGCAATCGCTGGTTTGGCAACGAACGGGTAAAGTGGGTGTGACCGAGAAATCGGTCACTCTTTTAAAGATAAATAAGATTAAGGAGAAATAAAAATGGCATTTAGCTCAGTCTCAAAAATGACTACACCAGCACCTGGATCTGACGGTTCGTTGAACTCTCAGGGTCTGTTGATGCCTAAGTTGCAGTATCGCTTTCGCATACTATTTGACAACTTTGGAGTTAGTCAACCAACAACAGAATTAACAAAGCAAGTAATTGACTTTACTCGTCCAAACCTAACATTTCCAGAAATTCCTCTAGAAATTTATAACAGTCGTATCTATCTAGCTGGTAAGCCAGCTTGGGAAGCGGTTACTGTTAACGTTCGTGATGACGCTAGTGGCGAAGTTGCGAAGTTAGTGGGTGAACAGCTTCAGAAACAGTTTGACTTTAGTGAGCAAGCATCAGCCGCAGCTGGTATTGATTACAAATTCCAACTACGCTGCCAGATTCTAGACGGTGGTAACGGTGTATTTGCACCAAACGTGTTAGAAGAGTGGGAAATGTACGGTTGCTATCTTGCTGGCGCAAACTACAACGGTTTGAATTACGGTACAAGTGAAGCTGTTACGATTACTCTCAGTATTCGTTTCGACAACGCTGTACAGTCACCGACAGCAGACGCTCCAAACATTCGTGGTATTGGGGTCAACGTTGGTCGTTCAATTGGCGTGAACTCAAGCGGTATTGGTCAGACCTCGTCTGGCGGTTAATAGATAACTATGGCCGGATTCTTTCAAGAGTTTATTCAGGGTGTCGGAGAAGGTTTCTTCGGCACCAACTATCTAAGCGACTATCAACACGCAAGTAAGATATTCACAACAAACGCATATGCGAATGCGCCAAAATTTAAGTGGCTATTTCATGTGTACTTTGACATAAATAAAACTCTTGTATCAAGTAACCCGAACGTTTTTCCGGCAGATGAGATTCCTGGTCTGCTAGTAAAAAACATCAATCTACCAAAATTCTCAATGTCTCTGAGTGAGATGAATCAGTACAATCGTAAAAGATTTGTACAGACAAAACTCACTTATGATCCTATTACGGTTACATTTCACGATGATAACGCTGGTTCGATCAGACAACTTTGGTACGATTACTTTAGTTACTACTATTACGATGTAAATAATCCTAACAAAGCGCCAGCTACAAACGGTGTTGCGCCTAAGGGCACAGCAGCTAATCAGCTAAGTCAAGCAATCACAGAATTAAATCGCAAGACAACCTATGATCCTGACATTAGTCAAAACGCACAGTGGGGCTACTTGGGTGAGCCGTCAGCGTCAAATTCGGCCCAATCAATGGGAATGGCAAAAGCGCCATTCTTCAAATCAATCAAAGTATTTGGATTCAATCAACACAACTTTGCACTGTATGAGTTGGTCAATCCTATTATTGAACGATTCGAGCACGACACATACGACTACTATCAAACAAGCGGCATCATGGAAAATCGCATGACTATTCGCTACGAAACAGTAAAGTATGGACAAGGCGCACTAAACGGAAGAAATCCGTCTGCGTTGGTAAACGGCTTCGGTCTAGAGGGCGAATACGATACAACACCTAGCCCAATCACGATACCCGGCGCAAACAGAAACATCCTTGGTCAAGGCGGTGTACTTGACGCAGGTCTTGGCGTGGTATCAGACTTGAGTAACGGCAACTTAATCGGTGCTGTACAGAAAGTTGGTACTACCGTCAACACATTCAAGAATCCACAGAACTTATTGCGTACTGCTAAAGCAGAACTGATCACCGGTGTATTCAACGCCACACAAAATCCGCAGACTCTACGCAATGTGTTTAGCTTCCCTACTACTTCATCTACAAGCGGCCCTACAGCGCAACAAATATCAACCGGTTCACCTGGTGGTTTCGTTCCGTGACGATATCTATTGTACTAAATAAGTACAATAGGAGAATAACATGGCAGCATCAACAACAGAAGTATTTGACGACTTTTATAATCTAAATCTACTAATAAGTTCGGATCAATACGATATCGTCTATTCGTATTTTCAGTCTAATACTGATAACGCAGCCGCAGCCAAGTCATTTACGCAAACACTATTTCTAATAGCAAACGAGACACAAATCAATGTGCTTGATTTGTTGGAGACATTCAAGGGCGGTGATAAGCTAAAGATAAGTCTAACAATGGCTTACTACTTAAACAGCACAACAAACAAAACCGTACTCTTTGGTATCAATCAAGTTCCTACTCCTAACAACTTGATACAGCGTAACATTGTTCAATAATCATGGCAAAGTTTGCACAAGGATTTTTCACTCCAAAAAATCCCGAAAAATATGTGGGCAACGGTAAGATACGATATCGCTCATCGTGGGAAATGACGTTCATGATGTTCTGTGACAATAA